TCCCGCATCTATGACTGCTTGAAGACGCTGATTGATCTCAACGGTTCGTATAGCTTGAAGATCATATTCCTTACGTTGATCTTCTGCAGATCGAAAAGTCATAACCACGAAGAACTTATATACCTGCTTTTACCCGTTTGTTATTCTTCCTCGTCTCCTTCCGATTCACCTGTGATCTCATTAACCAAACTCTCAACGTCTTCGTCACTCAACTCCTCGATTTCTCCGTCACCGTCAGTGACTTCATCAGACAGATAGTCGGAGGGATTAAAGGGTGTTTGTTTTTGATATTCCAAACTTCTGCCATCATGGGCTTTCCAAAGACCTACGGATTCATACCAAGGCGATGTGTTTGCGATGGTGTTTGTAGGTAGTCCAGAATTGTTAGCAACCTCGTCATTGTCTGGGCTTAGGAGTTGTTGGGCGTATGCTTGCCTGAAAGCTTCGATTGCCTCGGCGCCGAAATCGCCTCCAATACGATTTGTCATGTTGGTTATTTACCGTTTCTTGATTTTACCCGATTGCGATTGTAACATCTTTGAGTTTCCCATTAATTTTTCCTTGTACTTGCCAACTTCTTTGGACACTTCGGCCCTCAGTTTTCCTTCTTCAATCAACCGTTTCTTTTTGTCATCGCGGGTTTCTTCGGGTTCGGGTGGTTCGGGAATCTCGGGTTCCTCCTCCATTTCCAGAAGATCGCGATCTGCACCTTCGGGATGAGTCTCCTTGGTTAGGCGATCAAGTAAGGCGTCAAAGTGGTCACGCAAGCGACGACGACAAACGCCCTCCACACTTACGGCCATTGCACCGCAAGGAATTTGATGCTTTTCAATTAGTTCCTGAGCTCTCATGCTGATTTCCTCCGTGGCATCCACCCATCTGGCATGGAGTCATAATGAACTCCCTTTTTCTTTTCTACCCGGGGGCGAGGATCCTGGCGATTTGCTTCTCGCATTGCTGTAATCATGGTGTCTCGCATTGCTCTGAGGTTTTCACGAGGGACGGTGCAGTGTTTGCTGTCCCTAAACGATCGATAAGTGTGTGATACGTCGGATGGGTCGTCATTTTGAAGCATCATGTTCCAGACCCCGAGTGCTTGTGGGTCGGAAAGGATTTTTGCGGGTAGCTTGGACTCGATCTCGGATCGATCCGGGCGGCGAAAACGAGTATCTTTGCGCATTAGAGGAAACCGTTAGAGTTTGCCCATGCCTGTGCGGCAGGAAGAAAAAGATTGTTGTATTGTTCAGTAGTAAGAACGCCCTTCATCTCCGAGAGCATTTGTTTGTATGCCTGCGGACCTGTGATGCTGCCGTTCTTTTTCCACTCATTATTCCAAATGTTTTTCATTTTGTTTCCAACTGCACTTGCCCTAGAAAGACCCTCATACTTTGCGATCAGGCCAAGTCCCTGAGCAAATGGGCCGGGAGGTCCCGAGTTCCCTTGTCTCCCACTGGCAGGTGTTTTAATACCAAGCCACTCCTTTGTAAATAAACTTGGGGTTCTACCTTCGTTTTGCCCCCTAAACACTCCCGCAAGTTTTTTAGCACCACTGTTGAAGATCTCACCGTCAGACATTTTCTTAGGATCGACCAAGGCCAACCTAGCCTTTCGCGCCTGCCCGGACCGCCGATCTTTCGCATACTTAGACAAATATGTTTTATATTCTTCGCGTGAGTTCGGCAAACTATCAATCCACGTGCCTAGTCTCTTCTCTTGTCGAGCTAAATTTGTCCCCCTGCGAATCAACACCCAGTTAGACGGGGCATCAATTCCTCCCTTAGATAGCGGTACAAGATGCTCTACGCTGAGGTCAGTTGGGGCCCAGATCCTGCTTCCCTTTGCCTGGTAGGCATCTGTCCCACCTTGACGGAACCACATGTCTAGAACAGTTAGTGCTCTTTCCTTTCCACCCCGTGAGGAAAACACTGGTTTGCCGTTTTCGTCAGTTCCCGCATACCATCCCGACGTACCTGGCTTTCCAGAACGTGCGAGAGATTCTTGAACATTTTTCGGAAGAAGTTCATATATCATTTCCAGCTCTTTACGTGGAAGACGAATGCCCCGAGTCATGGCATCTTTGTGCAGAGCTCGCATGGCCTCCTTTTGCACTTCCGCCTCTGAAAGCATATTCTTACGCTTTTTCAGTTGCTGCACCTCACTCCAAGCAACTCCCTTCCGATTAGCACGTGCGGTTTGAGACTTGACCTCCACCTTCGGTTTTGCAGGCCCTCGACCCTTTGGCGAAGGTGTGGCTTCCTCAACTTTTACAACCTCCGCTAATTTTCCTAAAGCTAAATTCAACCTTTTATCTTGAATACTACCGGGCTCAACATTATTTTTCTTTCGAATGTAATCCCTCATCTGGGTAACTCCCGAGCTCACAGGCATCGGAAATTCAACCAGGCAAACCATCCTTGACTGGATACATGCGGCGGAACAGTTCTTTCCCTTTCTACACCGCTTACGTCCTCCCCCAACAGCCTGAGCTTTTGCTCGTGCCACCTGGCCAGCCGTAGGGTGCCTCTTCCCTGCCATAGGAAGACCCATAGCTCCCTTTCCTGGGCGGTGTGCGGTAGTTATGGGTCCCCTTGTTGGCATCAGTCGTCGTAGCGGTCTAAAATATGCGCAATTACTGAGTTACGCACAATGTCTTCTTTTTCAAACTCCACAACACCGACTTCCATCAGATTGCGCAGGCGATGAATGGCATCGACAAGTCCATTCTCACGACGGAAGACTTCCAAGTCCGTCTGCTTGGTATCGCCGATGAGGCAGATTTTAGAATCTTTGCCCACGCGGGAAAGGCAGGTTTTGATGTGACTGGGCAGAAAGTTCTGCGCTTCGTCGACGATAATGAATGCTTCGTTGAGGGACCGTCCGCGAATATCTTCGAGGAGTACGGGCTCAATAATTTTCTTGTTGAGTAGGTACTCGGCTGCACCGTGCGAGCGCATGATGCAAGGTAAGTTGTCTAAAACTGGGGCAATCAGGGGAGCAATCTTTTCGGACAGATCGCCAGGTAAAGCACCTCGTCCTCTTTGAAACTCGACGCCAACATCACTTCGAACATAGTAGACTTTATCAAAATCGCCAGAGGCGATACCGTGAAGTCCGTAGTGAAGGGCAAGGAGTGTCTTACCTGTACCGGCACAGCCATGAGCGAGTGTGACTGTGTTTCGTTTGAAGGTGTTCCAGAGTTCTTCTTGACGCCAAGTTAGGAACTTGGGCGGCTGAACATCCATACCTTTGTGGAAAGACTGTTCTAGCATCTGGGCAGCTTCAGCGCGACGAGTTCTGCGCTTTTCCTTACTTGATAACATAGTGGAGATGGTGATAGCAACGGTGGGTATTTGAAAGACATACGCTTTGTGCTTGATGAAAACTACATTGGCACCACCTCCGTCCAGATAATGTTGAGACATTGGAGGGCTGACTCAACTACAGGTAGTTTTACCCGGTGCCACCTAAATGGTCCACCAGGCATCTCTTTCTAGCAACCACTGAATGTGCTCAGTGCCAGCGTTCAGTGTAGTCATCCCATCCGTTTTGCTTGCCGCAAAATTCGGTGAACTTCTTTTGTGTTGGGTCTTCTTTTGCTGCTTTTTCAAGGTAACGGTCCGCCGCTAAATCAGTAATCAAAACTTTGGTTCCAAACTCTTGTTGCATGAGTTCGGGATTGCGATCCACTGGGGAATTTGCCATGGTAGTCTGTTGGATAAACAACAGCAACTTTTATTTTATAAGAGTGGTGGTTACCAATCACCACTTACATCTCTGTGTCCCACCCAATATTTCTCTTTCCACCACGGATGCCACGAACGAACGAGGAACGGGGGTCCGCTTCGCCTGAGACGGCGTCGTAGTCAGGATCATTGTAGGAGTGATCCGCCGGAAATAAACGAAGACGTTTGCTTGTCAGATTTGGAAACGCCATGCTATTTCCAAACCCTTGACGAGTGAGTTCTCCAAAGAACCGCTTGTTTTGAATGATGGAGTCTTGAAGACCTCGATCAACGGTATCCAACTTCATAGAATAATAGGTTAATGCCCAAGTAAAGGCGTCTGTCCTATCATCATGTTTTACAAAAGGAAACGTGGTCAGTTCCTTAATGAACGGGTCAATCCAGTCCCCCTCAACAAATTGAACTCGGGCAAACTCCATCAAGGGGGCAACCGCTTGGAGACGTACCGTTTTAGACTTCAACGGTTTCATTTCCTCAATCGGGATCTTTGCTTCTTTCTTCAGCATTTGAATCAGAGACTGACCAGACGCTGCTTTTTCAATACACAGGACACGAGCATCGTAGAAAGAGTATAAATGTTTTACCTTTGCAATGAGGTCCGGAAATCCCAATCTTCCGGTAATGATCTCTCGAATGAAGACCTTCCCTGGAAATCGGTGGGAGATGGATGCGACACAAATGGCGGTTTCGTCTGCCATTTCTTTCTCTGAAAACGCACAATCCACCGCCAACCAGGTGAGATCAAAACCTGGGCATTGACCGGAGTCAACTCGTGTAATCCAGCTATCTTTGATAATCTGCCCCTCTGCCGCAACAGGGTTACCCTGATAGAGGGCGGCAAACGCAAACGAACCCATGGTCTTCTTCTGCGCCATGAGCATATCTACAGTGAAAGCTGTATTACTCGGCCAGTGCGATTCGCCAAGATCGCGCTCTAGAGGGTCCAAAGCCCTTTGCTCTGCCGTCTCGATTAAGCCAGCAATATTCACCCAACGCCAACCATTTGGGTTCTCAATCTCGTCATACTCCCCATCAGCCTCCAGCAACACACCGTGCAAGTCATGTTGATGGAATCGCGTAGCGATTACCATTTGGCACCACCTATTTGTGCGTCGAGTGGATGCCTGCTCACCCCACCATGATTCCAACGCTTCCAGTGCCGCAGTCGATGTTGAGTCCTTCAGCGGGTCGTCTACGATCATTGCTCCAACACCGGGACTTGTGATGTTGGTGGTTCCTGCAGTAAATCCCGTGAGAACTCCCCCGACCGATGTCGGAAGAATGTAACCACCCCCGAGCATGTCGTATTTGGAGTCAGGTGAAAATCCTTTCCAGTCTGGAAAAATCTTGCGAAATTCGGGATGCTTTAAGTATCCGATGGTATCTTTATGAAATTTTCCTGAAAGTTGCTGGCCGTAGGATGCAATGATGTGCTGCGTTTGTTGATCACGCCCAAGCAACCAGGCAACAAACATTGACGCAAGCATTGACTTGCCTGAACGAGGAGGACACGAGACGATTAAACGCTTATAGCGTCCGTTAGCCAGGTCTTCAAAGGCAGAGGCAATCACTTCATGAAATGCAACGACGCGCAAATCACCTTTTTTCATAATGTCGGCAAACGCCAAAAAGCAGTTTTGCGCGGCTTTATATTTATATTCTTCGACGATGGATGCCGGGGCTTCCATCACAATGAGCTCTTGAATGCCACGAATGTATTTTCGCCAGCTGCTGTGTTCATCGAGCTGATGAGCTTTAGTGATTATAGGTCTATTTAAATTCAACTTGTTCCCCCCACCTTTACTCGATTTTCTTTCCCGTGAGGGTAACCCCGTCTCATTTGCATTCTGACCAAATTCCCTGGGTTTTGTTCTCCCAGTTCAGGGTGAAGGGGATCTTCCCATTTCTGGGAAGAGGTTGTGTTCCCACCTTTCCTGGCATGAATACTCCTGCCTGAATCGTCTTTTTTCTCGTGAGAGACTACTGCACCTTTCTTACCTGCTTCCACAGCATGAATACTCCTGCCCAAATCGTCTTTTTCAGCGTGAATTTTTTTATGGGTTTTTTGTGCCCCCCTCCTGAGTGCATCTAGAGAAATAACACTACCGCAATGTTCATTCAGACACGATGACTTATTCAAGTCGGACCTAATACAACGATTTTCTACACTCTGTGCCTCTGCCCACCCTTCGTCCGTACAAGGAAAAAGTTCGCAGATTTGTAGGCATGGGGTGTAAAACTCCCACTTCCACGCATGGGTTTTGGGGGACCCCCTGTAGTACTCATCATACTTGGCTTCTTTATGGATTCCCCAATACCAGTCGGGAATCTCCTCAAAAGTTATTTTATACAAGTAAATTCTAGGATCCATGCCCGTATTTTAGGTAGAATTCTAAAAAGTAAATCAGAAATTACTAATCCTCTTAAGTAACTCCTCTACTTTACCATCATACTCGCGAGCTAAAGACTCCTCAGACGGAGTCTCCTTAGCAGTGAGAATCACAATATCTTCTGTGATCTCACGATGTGCTTTGACTGAGGCGGAGAAAATTTGCACGAGATCACGAGTCGAGCATTCCGACATTTGATCCTGCAAAAGGCCAATTGCCTCATTGGCAACTTTGAGGGCCTCTTCTGCCAGAAACTCTTTCTGTTTT